AAGAATTGCAAGACACAAAACAAATTGGTGCAGAAGCAAAAGATATGACTCATGCTGTTAAAATGCTTAACTATGCAAATAAAAATACGTTGCTTGTACTTATATCGCAACAGCGTAACAGCTTTGGTGGAATGCACGCTACTCATATTCCTACTGGTGGTATGGCTGTTAAGTTCTTTTCTAGCACAATTATAAAATTATGGTCTTCAGAATCTGAAGCTAGTTCCATTAAAGACAAGATTGCTGTTGGTGACCGTTTGATTGAACAAAAGGTTGGTCGTCCAGTAAACTGGACAATTGATTATAATAAAACTGGACCTCAGTTTATTGGTGGATCTTATGACTTCTATTTTCAGGGAGAACATGTTGGCGTAGATAAGGTTGCAGACCTTGTTGACACAGCAGAGCTAATGGGCATTATTGAACGTGGTGGTGCCTGGTATACAGTACTGGATGAAAGATTGCAAGGTCGTGCAAAGGTAGTTGAATACGTTAGAGATAATCCAGCAATCTTTGATACCATTGAAAGTATGGTATATTCTAAGTTATGATAAATCCAAGTGACTTTATTAAAGTTACCCCAAAGCAAGAAATTGCTGGAGCCAAAGTAGGGGGAACATTTGTTTGCCAAGATTGTTTGGAGTCTATATCAGATGCTGTATTAGATGAAGATAAAATGATTCTTGTTTATACTTGTTCTTCTGGTCACGCAAATGAGGCTAAGATATGAGCGAACGTGGAGAATTAAAGAAAATTGGTGCTAAGGCTCATAAAAATTCAGGTCGTGGGCAGTATCAAAAAGCAGATGGCTCAACAGATGAATTTGTTGTAGATGTAAAAGAGTCTGCAAAAAGCTTTACTATAAACCAAGAGGTTTGGTCTAAAATAGTTACAGATACATTAAAGACAGACAAAAACAAGTATCCTGCATTGCTCTTGGCAATTGGAGAAACACATAAGATAAGATTGGCAGTAATAGAATGGGCTGCCCTAGAAGATTTATTGGAGAGAGCAAATGGAATCAACCCTTGAGTATATTAATCAAGTAACGGAGTTTAATGACATTCATGAATTTATGAGTGATCCAGACTTAGATGAGGCAATGGCAATGATTGTTAAAATTATGATGAAGCCAGACATCCCATCAGTTCAAGCAGTTGCTCTTATTGGAAAACTTCAAGCAATGAGTGCTAAATTTGGTATTCTTGCAACTTATTATACAACTGTTGGTAAGGGTCCAACAGGAAGTATTAATCACACAAAAAAAAATATTTACTATACAACTAAGGACTCCTTGGACAAAGTGGTAGATGCATTAAAGTATGTAGCACGATATAACTTAGGAGCCTGATATGGTAAACAATTTAATAAAGACACTAACAAGTAAGCCACGAAATACAAAGCTAGACCCTAAAAAGTTTAGACTTTCTATTGGCAGGGCTTACCTTCAGGGTAGAACAGCTAATGGATTTAAAAAGAAGACTACCTTTTCTCCATCAACAGTTGGTTATGGTCACGGAACGTGTCCCAGATACTGGTCAATTGCGTTCGATGGTGCTGAATTTAAGGAAACAGTAAACGCTCAGGGCGTTGCTGCAATGGATAATGGAACAGATGCACATACTAGATTACAAAAGGTTATTGAAAAGACTGGTGTCTTAAAAGAGATTGAAAAAGAAATTAAACTTGTTGACCCCCCTATTCGTGGATTTGTAGATTTAATAATAGATGCTGACGGAGAAGATATTGTTGGGGAAATTAAAACAATTAAAGATGAGCAGTACTCTATAAGAAAAGATACTTCAACGGGAGCTGATAGCCACATAGTTCAGCTACTTATTTATATGAAGGCTTTGAACCTAAGTGAAGGATTCTTGCTGTATGAAAACAAGAACACCCACGAGATTGCAATTGTGCCTGTCGTAATGTCTGAAGAAAATATTGATTACTCAGATTATATTTTTAACTGGATGAAAGAAGTAAGAAAAGCTTGGGAAGAAAAGAAGAATATCAAGCGTCCATTTAAAGAAGGTGGAAAACCATGTAACTACTGTCCAGTATCTGCTGCTTGTCTAGAAAGACCAGATGGAAGAACAAAGATAGATCCGCTAGTGGTGAGAAGTCAGTGTTAAAAGTTTGTGCAGAATGTCTTAACGAATTTAAGTTTAAAACACATAATCAAAAATATTGTTCAAATGAATGTTGTAGGGTTGCAACAAATAAAAGAATTATGGAGAAGTATTATCAGAAAAGGGCTAGGCTTCGTGGAGAAGAAAGACTATGTAGTTGTGGATCCCAGCTAAGTAGATATAATCCAGATGATAAGTGTGAGCTCTGTCACATACAAGAAAGAAAAAACAAGAAATCTATAGCATTGGAGGTAATGCAAGGTGTCGTTAGCAACACTAAAAAAACATCACGCAAATAAGGTACTAGGTATTGACGCATCAACAACCTCTATAGCTTTTTGTTTATTTGAAAATGGTAAGCCAACAAGAATGGGAAAGTTGCCAATAGTTGGATCTGATATTTATGAAAAGGTTAGAGATGCACACATTAAGTCACAAGCATTGTCTAAACTAGTAACACCTGATTATGTAGCAATTGAGTCCGCAATTATGGTTAGGTCAGCTGATGCAGGGTTAAAGATTGCTATGATTGTTGGTGCTGCACTATCTGCAATCCTTAGACCAGAAACAAAAGTAATTACAGTTGCTCCAGTTCAATGGCAGTCTTTTATTGGCAATAAGAATCCAACAAAAGCAGATAAGCTTGCAATCCAGCAAGAGTTCCCAGATAAGTCTGCTACCTGGTATAAAGCTACAATTAGAGAACGCAGAAAACAAAAAACAATGAACTACTTTATTGATAAGTTTGGTGTTGATATTACAGACAATGATGTTGGCGATGCTACTGGAATTGCCTACTACGCATTTAACAAGTTGACGGAGCGTTAGAATGGCAGCAAAACTATATCAATCAAAGGTGTGGCTAACTAAAAGATATCAAGTGGACAAGAAAACTATACAAGAAATTGCAAAAGAATGTGACACAAGTCACCAAACCATATTCAGGTACCTAACTGAATTTGGACTAATGAGAGATCAGAGGACATGGAAGAAAAGATGAGACTAAATCTTAGCGGTGTAAATATGCGTGGAGATTTTGGAAAACAAGATATGGGTTATCCTTTAGCATCTACAAACATGCTTAATGCTTTTACTAACAATAATGTGCAAGTAACCACTTTTGATCCAACAAGCAAGGTTAATTTATCTTATGCTGTTCCAGATAATCATGTGTTGTTTTCTGGGTCTTATAATATTCTATACTCCTGCCATGAAACTTCTGAGATATCAGATAGATGGGCAGATTGTATAAAAAAGGGAGACGAACTTTGGACCGCTTCTAGTTGGGCTGCAGATGTTTTTAGAAAAAAGTATGATGGACACATTAATGTTTTTCCACATGGAGTTTCTGGAAAATTTATTCCAGCAAAAAGAAGGCTCCAAGACGATAAGTTTTTCTTTTTACATAATGGAGAGCCTTACGTTAGAAAAGGTGGGCAGATGGCTGTTGAAGCTTTCTTGGAAGAATTTGCAGATGATGAAAACGTATTCTTAATTCTTAAAACATATGATCAGGGACATACGATTCAAGTTGATGATGGCACTGGAAAACTTGTGAGCCCAGAAGTTGCTTACAAGAATATTAAAACTATAAAGAAGTCTGTATCTTTTAATGACTATCTTAGAATCCTGCACAATACTCATTGTTTTATTTATCCATCATGGGGTGAGGGATTTGGTATGATGCCACTAGAAGCTATGGCAACTGGAATGCCAACTATTACAACTTGGGAGTGGGCAGAGTATAAGGACGACATTGCTTTTAAAATTGATAGTGACATTGTTCCAGTACCAGATAGAATTCCAGGATACCTAAAAGAAACATATCTTGGAAATGTCTACATGCCACGCAAAGAAAGCTTGAAAAGTCAGATGCGTATGGTGTATAATAATCATCTAAATGAATTTGAAAACAGCTTTGAAAAGTCTATAAGTATTCACAAGAGATGGAACTGGGATACACTTGCAGAAAAATATGCAATTCCTAGACTAAAAGAAATATATGGAGAATTAAATGTTTGAGTACAAAGAAGAAGAAAAGTTTCATATTGAGGTGGATCAAGTAAACCATCCCCTTCACTATACAAGCGACCCCTCTGGAGTTGAGTGTATTCAGATTACACGTCATAGAAACTTTAACATTGGAAATGCTTTTAAGTATTTGTGGAGAGCGGGTATAAAAGATGACAAAAGACAAATTGAAGATCTGCAAAAAGCAATATTTTATATTAATGATGAAATTAATAGGTTAGAGGGAAAATAATGCCAACGTATGAATACACCTGTATTGAGTGTGACAAAACTATAGAAAAGCCAAATGTAAAAGTAGACGATAGAGATCATCAACAATGTGAGTCCTGTGGAAATGTATTAACAAGAAGCTGGACGCTTGGTAATGTTTCTGTATGGGCTCCAACCGCTGGTGGCTACAGATAAATGGCTAAAAAACGCACACAGATTAAATATAATCCACTTTGGGATGTAAAGCTTGAGTATACCCATGGAAAAGATTTAATCGTCCCAGGGACATTAGTTAAAATAAAGAATGTTCGTGGAGAATTTAAATTTGAAAAGTATGTAAAAAACATTGAATCTGGCATGGAGTGGATTGATGTTATTGGCAATACTGGGTATAGATCCTTTTATTTGCACGACTTTAAGGGTATAATTAAACCTAAGAAGAAAAAGGTTGTGAAATAATGTCAGAGATAGAACTAGCAGACAGATGGGAAAAAATCAATTCTGTTGTTGCGGAATTTCTAAAAGGCAATACAAACCCGTCACAAATTGCTAGTTCAACTGGCTATAAAAGAGCAGACGTTGTAGAGTATTTAAATGAGTGGAGATCTGTAATCCATAGTGATAGGCAGATTCAAATTAGAGCAAGAGAAGCCCTAAGCGGTGCTGATCAACATTATTCTATGCTTATTAAAGAAGCTTGGGCAGTTGTTGAAGAGGCAGATAGAACTGGACAGCTTCCACAAAAAACAGCAGCACTAAAGCTTATTGCAGATGTTCAGCAAAAACAAATGGACATGTTGCAAAAAGCTGGTGTCCTAGATAACAATGAGATGGCTGAAAAGATTATTGAAACTGAAGACAAGCAAAGAGTTGTTGTTGACATAATTCGTGATGTTGTTTCTAAGTGCACTCATTGTAAGCCTTTAGTTTTTTCAAAATTAAGTGACGTAAGCGGTCAAGCAGAGGAACTATAATGTTTGAAGACATGATGGATCTCCTTGCTGGAGACGAGTTTGACGAAAAACCAGTAATGATCGAAGAGTTTGTTGTTAGTGATCACTACCTTGGTCTTCCCCCTTTGTCTCAATACCAATACCAATCTATTCGTGCAATGAGTCAAATTTATAAAAAGACAACTCTTGTAAATCTTTATGGAGAAGAAGAGGCAAACAATAGATGGCAGCAAACTTGTAACGAAGTTATCTTACAGCTTGGCAAGGGCTCTGGTAAAGACTATATGTCCACAATTGCGGTGGCATACATGGTTTACCTTTTGTTATGTCTAAAAGATCCTGCAAGATACTATGGCAAACCATCTGGAGATGCTATTGATATCCTTAACATTGCTATTAACGCTGAACAAGCTAAAAACGTATTCTTTGAAAACTTCAAAAAACGTATCCTTGGTTCTCCTTGGTTCCAAGGTAAGTTTTCTCCAAAAGCATCCTCTATTGCGTTTGATAAGTCTATTACTTGCCACTCTGGTCACTCTGAAAGAGAATCTTGGGAAGGATACAACGTGCTATGCGTTATCCTTGATGAAATCTCAGGATTTGCTACAGAAAATAATACTGGTCACGACCAAGCAAAAACTGGATCAGCAATATATGATATGTATCGTGCATCAGTAGATTCTCGTTTCCCAGACTTTGGAAAGGTTGTTTTACTTTCTTTCCCTAGATATAAAAATGACTACATTCAACAAAAGTATAGCGAAGCCATTGCTAGTAAAAATGTACACATACGAGACTATAAGTTTAAGCTTGATGATATGGCAGACGATAGTGATCCAGATAATTTATTCTCTATCGAATGGGAAGAGGATGAGATTTTAGCTTACAGGTACCCAAAGGTTTTTGCACTAAAGCGTCCAACCTGGGAAGTTAATCCAACAAGAAGTATAGAAGACTTTAAGTTGCAGTTCTACAAAAACCCAATTGATGCACTTTCTCGATTTGCTTGTATGCCTCCAGATGCACAAGACGCATTCTTTAGATCAAAAGAAAAAATTGAATCGTGCTTTAGACTACCATCAAATGCGGTAGATGAGGTTGGAAGATTTGCAGAGTGGTTCCAGCCAGAAGAAAATAAAGAATACTTCATTCACGTTGACCTTGCACAAAAACATGACCATTGTGCAGTTGCCATGGCACACGTTGATAAATGGGTAAAGGTTTCTAGTTTTAATGATTATGATGTAGTGAATCCATTTGTGATTGTAGATGCAGTCAGATGGTGGACTCCAACTGCAGATAAAGCAGTAGAGTTTAAGGATGTAAAAAATTATATCTTAGAACTTCGTGCAAGAGGATTTAATATCCGTAAAGTAACTTTTGATAGATGGAACTCGTTTGACATCATGAATGAACTTAAGGGTCAAGGAATGAACTCTGAAACACTTTCTGTTGCAAAGAAACACTATGAAGACATGGCTATGATTATTGCAGAAGAAAGAGTAATTGGACCAGCAATTAAAATTCTTACAGATGAGCTATTGCAACTACGAATCATTCGTGATAAAGTAGATCACCCAAGAAAGGGATCTAAGGACTTGTCTGATGCTGTTTGTGGAGCAATTTATAATGCTATCTCAGGAACATCAAAACAAATTGGATTAAAAGAAATTGAAGTTCATACTTGGAAAGATCTTAGAAACGCAGTAGATGAAACTGCAAATGTAAAAGTAACTCAAGTTCCTAGAAGAAAACCAGAAGATATGCCAGATGATGTTTTAAGTTTCTTAAGTGGAATGGGGATAATTTAATGGATGATGAATTTGAAATTGAAGACGAAGACATCCAAGAAATTTTTATTTTTATGTTACAGAATGGATATATGGATCTAATTGGTTTAGATACTTTTGGGGAGCCACTGTATAGAATGACCCCTAAAATGGGCAGAGATTTTCCAGATTTATTTGATGCTCACCTATCAGCTACAAACGAGGTAATATTTAGTCTTTGGCAAAAAGGTTTGCTTGAAATGAATATGAATAACGAGGGGGAATGGGTTGTAGTTCCAACTTACAGCACATTTAATTATAAGGATATGAATGTTGATCTTGATCAGGAGGAGATCTTAATGTTGGAAGAAATTTCTAGAATTGAAATAGAAAAAAGGACAAACGGGTTATAATATAACTATGGCTGATAAAACTTATAAACCAACTAGTGGCATGGCATCCGCTGCTAGACGTGCATTAAAATGGAAAAAAGAAGGAAAGCGTGGAGGAACCTCTGTAGGTTTAGCTCGTGCTAATCAATTAGCAAACATGGAAAATCTTTCTGAAAGTACCGTTGCAAGAATGTACTCTTTCTTTTCTCGTCATGAAGTAGACAAAAAAGCAACAGGTTTTAGTGCAGGTGAAGAAGGATATCCAAGTCCAGGAAGAGTAGCTTGGGATCTTTGGGGTGGGGATGCAGGTTTTTCTTGGTCAAGAGCAAAGTGGAACTCAATTAAAAATCAGAGAGAGAACAAGTCTGATACAATAGATAATACGGAGGCAGACGCAATGGAAAAAAGAGATTACTCTACTAAGCAACGCAGAGCAATGGCAGCAAGAGGTCAGGCAATGCCAGATGGCTCGTTCCCAATTGCAGATAGATCAGACCTATCTAATGCAATTCAAGCAGTTGGTCGTGCGTCAAATTATGAAGCTGCAAAGCGTCATATTATTCGTAGAGCTCGTACTCTAGGTCTTATG